AACTATATCTCCTTCGTAAATCTCTTTATCGTCTTTATCCTTTAAACCTGTGTATTGCATAAGGTTACATTCATGATCTTCGAATCCTTGATAGCTACAGCCGTTTTCAAACTGCTCAATCTTCACTAACCTACCATCACCATCAATGAAATAGTCATCATCAAGTGTAATGTAAACCATATGTCCTTTTAACCAAGCTCGAAACTTAATCTCCCTCATTCTATTAGCCTCCTTGTTTTCCCTTGAAATCAACGCCGTACAGACGTTCTGTTTTAAAGTTGGATATATTTATCATCCGTCCTCTAAAACGGCTTAAAACGACTGTAAATCACTTATTTTGATTAGCATATAAAACAGCATTCTCGTACAATTTTTTCTTCAAGACATTTGATGTTTCATTTTCAAATTGTCGATAGTCTGTATAAATGTCGTTCCATCCGTTTTTAGCTAATGTTTCTTGCCACTCCATGAACAACATCAATGAGTCAACATCTGAGCATATCCATTCATTTAACTTCTGATTGTGCTGCCATCCACAAGCTTGATGTACCATTTTCATTAATGTTTTATCTGGTGCACTAGCTTCTTCCCATGATTTAAACCATTCTTCGATTTGTGGAAAGATAGGTTCAGCTGCTTTCAAGGTTGCATTTGGGACAAGCTGATAGTTTTCTAATTTAAGTGACTTGTCTGGCAAAACAACAATTTCTGCACCTGATTTCCAAATCTCACTTAAAACTTTTAAGACCTGAGTCATGGTGTTTCACCATGTTCAAATCTGGCTTGTTTGGCTTTGTCTACAGCTTTGTTGTACGTTTCAAAATCAACGTCAAAGCGCATCATATCTATCCAAGACTTATTAAAATCAGGTCCATCTTTATCACAGAAATAATAAGCATGTTCAAATTTGGACATCATCATTACACCTATTTTTCTTAACTGAACACTTGCATTATCTAAGTAGATCGCTTTTCTAATACCTAATTTGTCATTCATATTTCCTTTAACCTCAACAAACCATTCATCACCATTAGCTAGTTTTATTTCAAAGTCAGGAAGATACCAACCAAATTCAAGAAGATCATAACCTTCTTTTTCGTATTCCCATTCAATACCTAATGCATCAAAAAATACAGCCCAACGAGCTTCTAAACGACTACGAAATCTATAACCTTTGTAAACTGTTTCAATCGCTTTTATATTCATTTTTCACCTCGTAAAATATCACTTAGGGACAGTCGGGAGGGTTTTAACCCATTTTTCATAAACTTCTCTATATATTTATTTCTAAAAATAAATTACCTACTTTACTATAAAAACTATCCCTACTATCCCTTTTATCCTTAAGATAGAATCAAAATCATAAAAAAAGTATTATTAAATAAGGGTTTAAGCCACTTTTGGCTTCAGGGAGGGTTGAGTTTTAAACTATCCCTAAACCTTCCCTAAACTCTCCCTCTATTCACCTGTTTTGAAGAAACCAGTGTCATACTTTTCCAAAAGTCGTACACCTGCATAGTGCATTGTTCCATTTGTTTTGATTTTGTTGAATTTTTTTCCCATTTCACGACCAAATTTAGTACTGGACATCATATACTGACCATTGTCGCTTGCCCAATTTTTATATTCTGTAAAAAGTGTTTTAGCTGGCACTCGAAACTGTGGAGCTTTTATACAACATTCCTCAATGAAGCACTCGATACTATCCATCTCAATGCGATATTCTTGACGTTGCTGTTTAATAATTTCAGGCTCTTTTAAACCCTCTCTCTGCCACCTCAAGTATCCTTCAACTGCCCAATTTAAAATTGCAGTAATTTCACGTTTCAACTTATTAGTTAAGTTGTAGTCAATTTTATTTTCAGGAATCTGAACGGTGAATGGAATGATTGCAAGACGTCTCCAAATTCCATCATCGGTGCCACGAATAATCGGTTTATGGTTAGTGGCCATCCACAGTTTGAATTGTGGTTCAAAATCAAATTCATTTTCGTAAAGGAAGCGAGCTGTAACCTTATCTCCACCAGTTAACTGTTTAACTAGCCCTTCATCTAATCGAACACCCTCATTAGGCTCTGTAGTGGTTACTAACCTAGCACCAGCCAATCTTGCAATATCACTATTCGCACCACTAGTCTGCTGCTTCACCATAATTGTCTGCGGTTGGATATTTGTTGCGTAACTGCCAAACATTTCAGTGATAATGTCTAAGAAAACTGATTTACCATTCCGGCCATTACCATACAAAATGAACATCATTTGTTCCTGGGTGCTACCTGAGAGCGAGTAACCTACAGCTCGCTGCATGTAATCGATTAAAGCTTTGTCTCCATCAAATATTTGATCTAAAAACTCAAGCCATAAAGAGCAACCAATCTTGTCTGTAAATTCCACATTCGAAATCTTTGTGAAATACTTTGATTTATCATGTTCCATTAATGTAGATGTTTTTAAATCTAAGTAACCATTTTGTACATTGAACAAATCAATATCACTATCGAATTGTGAAGGCTTGACCGATGTTAAATGTTCTGTTTCTTTCAACATATTTGTTTTGCCTTTACTACTTCGAGTTGCTTTGATGTGTTTTATAAAGTTCTTTCGAACTTCTTCTTCATCTGCGCCCTCTGGAATAAAAAGCGCTTCGTTTTTCATATTTTCAATCGTTTTATCAACCAACATCTTAATCATGCCTTCTTGGTCAATCTGCCATATCTTCCCATCGTAGTAATACCAATTTTTACGAATGTATGAATAACGAATGTGATCACCATAAGCATCTCTTAGTCGCTGTGCATTTCCTGTATCATCGAAACTGTAATATTTTCGTTCAACTTTTTTTGTGTTGCCTTCCAGTGAAAAAATATCTGTATTTCCATCTTTTCGCGGCTCTGGATCAAACGTATTTGTACAATCCGCAATTGCTTTTCTTAATGTCTCATCTCCATATGTTGAGGAATTTTGTTTTCTATCCCACTTATCACGCATTAGTGATGAACGACGGAAAATGCTATCCATCATTGTGTAGTCACAATTTGTCCAAAAGGCTAAATCATTACAGAATGACATATCTGCTTCGGACTGAGAACTATAGAATTGCTCCCAACCACCATTCATAAATACTTGAAAACGACCACCAATTTTGCTTTTTGTAGCAATGTTTATTAGCTCATCCTCAGTAAATTTAGTACCACTAGATTCGTTTACTTCACTTCTGCTTTCTGGCACTTTGGGTTTGTGAAGATATTTATTGTGGAGGTAATTGATTTTGTTGAATTCATCCTCTTCCACACGGGTATATGTCCCAATCTGATTACCTGTCATGACAAAGAAACGTCCGCTATCGTACATTTCGATATTTCCGCGTCTACGAGCACCTTCAGGCAATTCTCCTTTTGCAATAATGTGGATACCATTACCACTAACAGAAACTTCACTATAACTGCACATCATATCGATGAATTCTGAAACAATGTTATTGTCATGATCGTCATTGTGAAATCTTTCAATATCTTCCTTCACACCATCAATATCAATTCCAAAATAAGGTGATTTGAAGAAAAAACCTAATCCATCTAAATTGAATTTTTTAACAGCCTCTAATGCTGTTTCGAAGTCTGACCAAGTATTTTCATCATTACTCTTTGCAGATGAGCCGTCATAAGCACTCACTGGAATTTTTGTTATCTTATCTTCACGTGGTTGTAGCTTAAAGCAACACCACTGTTTTAGTTCCTTAAGCTCTTCAGGTATTGCCTCGTACACTTTTACACCTCCCATGTAAATTGACATATTTTTTCAACGTCTGTATATTTAGATGTATATATTGAACATCATCCATGATTTAGCAATACAGGTGACCTTATTGATTGGCATTTTTAATCAACGTTATCCTGTATTAAATCAACGGAGGTGTCGATATGAAACTGAAAATTAAATCTAAAGACGATGAATTTTTAGTAAAAATCGTGGTGTTAATATTCATCGCAAAATTTATATTTGGGCTATAAGTCCAATATCTAAAGAACACTTAGCCTTTCTGGTTAGGTGTTTTTTATTGTTGTTCTTTTGATGAATTTTCCACAATATCCACCTTCTCCGTAAAATTTGGGTATAAAAAAGAGAAGTCCGCTAAAAACAGACCTCTCTATTAAGTTTTATTTAGAATGGAAGATCATCTTCTCCAACCGTAATTGGTGCTCTAGTTTGCATTGGTGGATTTACGCTTGATTTATCAAAAAATCTAGCTTTTGGATATTTTTTATTTTTGTCGTTTTTATCTTCCTGATGTTTTACAGTGATAATTAAATTTTTATTAAGTAACTGTTTTGCCATATCATCAGCACTATTAAAACTTTGACCATGCGGGAATCCACAAGCAGCAATTAAACTGTTAATGCGTTTGATATTGTTTTCGTGATATTCTGGATTGTCATTATGGAAGTATAGAGTGTTGTATAAAATTTTTGCACCTTGGTGATTTTGTGGTACATCACTACGAATTTCAAAATCTAAGTTAAGCGTAGGATGACCTTGAAAATCCTTAACTTCTGTATTTAAAACAATTGCTTCATATTTTCCCTCTGCTACTAACTCAAAGCCTGTTGATACGTTTTCTGAATCGAATTTAAAAAATGACATTATTTATTTCCCCCTGTTTCATCATTATTTGTGGAAGGCACATGACCTACCTTGAAAATATCTTCTTGAGAACATGCTTTACGATTGTCCAATTGATTCTTAGCGAATAAGAAATCTGTTGGTTCTAAAATAAACCCGCGTTTTTGCGTTTCTGGATTAATAACTAATTTGCCTACTACATGACAAAGACCCATGAAGTTATTCAGAATTTTGTCTCGCATATCTGGATATGATCGGTTAACAGCTTGACCACTTGGCAACTCCCATTTATCAGTTGTTTCCCATGCAGTGAACACCACTCGTTTTCCTAACGTCTGAATAAAACGAACGCTATCGATAATGAAGAAATCAATTTGTTGATAGTTGGCCATTGAAGGCACTCGGTTGTTTTTGCCATCACGCCCTAAATTACCAAGCATGGAACGAGTTAATTCTGAAATATTATCAAACACTAGGTTGTCATATTTTGATAAGTCGGTACGCGAAAGATCTCGCATAAGTGCATTCCATTCTTCCCATGCTTGATGGCTATTGAAATCCACAATATCGATATTCTCGCACCCTTTTAAAACTGAATGAGTTTTATCAAGTGGAACATAAAGTGTTTTGCCTTCGAAATATTTGATTGTGGACGTTTTGCCCATACCAGGTGGTGCGTAAAGTAAAAACGTTGAAGCATCTATTTGTATATCAGCTGCACTTGAAACTTTCATATTGTCTTCCACACTCCTTTTCTATTAAAATGGCACGTTATCAGTAGGTGCATCTTGTTTTGCTTCTACATTTGCAAATGGATCTTCGAATTCTGGTAATTCTTCATCAGTATTTTCAACTGTTACACTGCCATCTTGATTGACTGTATATGGAACACCTTCATGCACTTCCTCAATGCTCATTTGACCATCTGGTGCATCATCCTTTGGTTTACCTTCCATAACCTCTTTAGGAGTGCCGTATTGGTATGTTAAATCCACAAGGAAATACTGGCCGTATTTGTTGTATTTCTCGCTGATTTTGTTCATGATTAGTGCTTCGTTTTCTTTAGCAGCAATTACAATTTCTTCTGCTTCTTCGCGTGTATCTGCATAGTGCTGTTCTTTTTGATTGAGTAGTTTTTTCAAGTGGGTTTCCTCCTAAACTGTTTCAACTTTAAATGTTGTATTTTTTGGCTTGATAGTTACACCTGGAACATCCTGACCGTTTTCATCAATGACTTTTTCAACACCATCAATTTCTACGACTTGAAGTGTTTTCTTGAATTCGCCCCATTGAACTTCTTCTACGGTTTTAACAAGCTCTTTTTTATTAGCTTTTACAAATTCTAATAACTTTTCTTCATCAGCTTTAGCTGGTTTTTCGGGCTGTGCTGAAGAAGTAGTTGATTTCGATTTACCGTATGGCGTAGAAATTGTTTTCTTCTTCGGATTTTCAGCCAATTCTTTTGTATGGTATTC